CGTACGCGGACCCGACGCACGTCAGCTTCTGGGTGCTGGAGTCTTTCCACTACTTCGACGGTCTCAAGGCCGCGCACGCGGACTACGGCATCCGTCCGTGGACCACCCTGGATCTGACGATCCAGGGAGACAACGAGATCATGTGGCGGGGGACGCCGCGGTGACCCTGCGCCCCGGGGTGACCGCGGTCATTCCCTTCCACGCGGCCCGGGAGCGCAACGGGATGCTGGAGCGGGCCGCGGCCTCGGTACGGGCGCAGACGTACCCCACGGAACTGGTGCTGGCCCGGGACGTGCATGCCGCAGGAGCGGCGGTCACCCGCAACCACGGTATGGCGGAGGTGGAGACCGAGTGGACCGCGTTCCTGGATTCCGACGACACCATGGACCCGGACCACATCGAAGCCCTGATGGACTGCGCGAGCGAGACCGGGGCGGACTACGTGTACCCCTGGTTCAACGTCGTGGGCGGGTCCGACCCGTTCCCGATGTTCTTCGGTCGTCCGTGGGACGACGCGGACCCGCACCAGGTCCCGATCACGATCCTGGTACGCACCGGGCTGGCCCGGCTGGTGGGGTTCGCCAACCCGCCAGGGTGGGAGCGGGGCGGAGAAGACTGGGCCTTCACGCTCGGTTGTGTGGCTGCTGGCGCCACGATCGTGCACCTGCCGGAGAAGACCTGGACCTGGTACCACCACGGCCGCAACAGTTCCGGTACTCCGGGTGTCGGGGACGCCGGGCCGCAGCCGGTGACCCGGCGCCGGGCGCAGCGTCGTCGTTGAGTCGGGCACACTCAACCCATGACCAGCGACCGTAGGGCAGTAGCGCTCAATGCGGCGGGGGCAGTGGGCCGGGTCATGGAGGAGGAGAAGTCCCCGAAGTGGGCCCCGCTCCCGCACCAGGTCCCGCCGCCGGGGGACTGGTACGGGTGGCTGCTGCTGGCTGGCCGAATGGCGGGGAAGACGGATGCGTGCGCGGCGTACATCGCGGATCACGTCAAGGGACCGCCGTGCCTGCCGGGCCCCATTCCGCACTGGATCGGGATCATCGGGCCCACCCTCGGTGACGCGGTCACGTCCTGTGTCAACGGTCCCTCGGGGTTGCGCGTGCACGACCCGACCGCTCGCCTGGTGAACGGGGCCGGAGGGCTGTCAGTGAAGTGGCCGAACGGCTCAGAGGCCAAATTGTTCGGTGCTCACACCCCCGATGACGTGGAACGACTACGCTCCGGTGGCAATCGTTGCTGTGCGTGGCTAGAAGAATTGGCCGCGTGGCGCCAGCTTGACGAGTGCTGGGACCACATGCGGTTCGGTCTGCGGACCGGGCCCCGGCCACACTGGGTGGCGTCCACCACACCCAAGCCCCGGCCGCTGATCGAGCGCCTGCACAACCGGTCGATCGCGAACGTCGCGCTGACGCACGCCAGCTACCGGGACAACCCCCACATCTCTGCCGACATCAAGGCAGCGCTGGAAGAGACGTACGCGGGAACCCAGCTCGGGCGCCAGGAACTGTACGGGGAGCTGATCGCTGAGGATGAGAATGCCCTGTGGACGCGGGACATGATCGACGCGGCGCGGGTACGGCCTGACGCGGTCCCCGACTTGGTGAAGATCACCGTCGGTGTGGACCCGTCCGGAGGCCGTGGCGAACAGGGCATCGTCGTGGCGGGCAAGTCAGGTCTCGTACTGCCGGGCAACGGAGGACGGCCCCAGGCGCACGGATACGTGCTCGATGACCGCACCTGCCACCTGCCCCCGGACGGATGGGGCCGGCGTGCGGTCCAGGCGGCGATCGACTGGGAAGCGGACGACATCGCGGTGGAGATCAACTACGGAGCTGCCATGGCCGTGTCCGTGATCCGGACAGCAGCCGACGCGCTCGGGGTGGATATCCCGATACGGCAGATGAACGCGACACGCGGGAAGAGGGTCCGGGCGGAGCCGGTCAGCGCACTGACCGCACAGGGGCGCTGGCACCACGCGGGGGTGTTCCCCGAGCTGGAGCAGCAGCTTTCGACCTGGCACCCGGAAATCGGCTGGTCCCCTGACCGTCTGGACGCCATGGTCTGGACCACCTGGCAACTGAAACTCGCGCACCTCACCGGGTCCGGCCGGGGGTCGTCCGGGGCGCAGGCCGCGCAGCAGAACATCGGCGGGGTGCGGGTTCGTTAAACCGGTACGCTCACGTGCATGAACGACGGAAAGAGACGCACGTGAGCGACGCGCGATACACCCTGCTCCTGTCCCTGTGGCGGACCTTCATCCCGTACCTGGTCGGCTTCATCTGCGCGGCTGCCGCGCGGTGGGGACTGCACCTGGACGAACAGTCGGTGGAAGCGGGGCTGGTGCTGGTCTTCGGCACCGTCTACTACGCCGCGTCCCGCTGGCTGGAGCAGAACAAGGGCAAGCGCTGGGGCTGGCTGCTCGGGTACGCCAAGCAGCCCCTGTACCGCCGTGGGCGCCACCGCGCCCCGGTCCCCATGCGGGAACTGACCGAACGAAGTGAGACGACGGAGGACGCATGAACAACCCCTGGTTCCTGTTGGCGGTCATGTCGCTGGCCACCTTCATCCTGACCAAGCTGGTCGTGGACCTGGACTTCCCGCCCGTGCTGTGGCTCCGTGACCGGGTCGTGGGCGGGTGGCGACCGCTGACGCTGGCGGAGACGAACGAGCTGCGGGGAGCGCTGCTCACCCCGGGCTCGAAGGTGTCCTGGGACTGGTCGGACCTGGGCGGGGAGCGGCAGCGGTGGAACGACCGCACCCCGTGGATCCCGCTGTTCTTCTCCGAGCTGATGAGCTGCCCGTGGTGCACCAGCGGCTGGCTGTCGGCCGGTGTGACGGGCGGGACGTGGCTCATTGCCGGACTGCCCGTGCCGGTCCTGATGTGGCTCGGTTCGTGGGCGCTCGGGGCCTTGATGGCTCAGCACGATTATGCTTAACTAGGGTGGCTGAAACCCCCTGAGAGACCCCCGGAGATCCCCAAGTCCCGGGGGTCTCGGGCTGTCCGCCTCCGCTTCGCTGGCTACAGTGAGACCGTCGCAGCGATTCGGGAGGCGCCTCATGCCGTGGTGGACGTTCGGTCTGGGACGTACCCCCCAGCTCCCGCGTGCGGAGATCACAGCCGCGTACCAGCGGGCGCACGCCCCGCAGGCGCTGACATCGGCCGCGGTGGAGGTGGACGCCCCGCGCTCCGATCTGCTGCGTACCACCGAGACGTGGCAGCAGGAGGTCTGGCGGTACTACGACACCCTGGGCGAGTTCAACTACGCGGTGTCCTGGCTGTCCGCGATGCTGTCCCGCGTCCGCCTGTACGCGGCCGAGCTGGTGCCCGGCCAGGACGAACCGGTGCGGCTGGACGACAACCACCCGGCCGTGGACGTGATGAACAAGCTCGCCGGCGGAGTGGCCGGGCAGACCGCCCTCATGGCCAGCCTGGCGGTGCAGCTCGCGGTGCCGGGTGAGGGGTACCTGGTCGGGGAGACCCGGCAGGGCGCGGAGCGCTGGTCGGTGCGGTCGGTGGACGAAGTCCAGGCCCGGCACAAGCAGTGGCAGGTCAAGGACGAGAACGCGCCCAACTCCGACCAGTGGCGCGACGTGGTCGGGGGCCACGTGTTCCGGGTGTGGCGCCCGCACAAGCGCTGGTACCACCTGGCGGACTCCAGCTCCCGTTCCGCGCGGGCGACGATGCGGGAACTGGAGCTGGTCAACCGGCACATCCTGGCGCAGTACCTGAGCCGCCTGGCCTCCGCCGGTATCTGGTTCCTGCCCAACGAGGTGGACTTCCCCGTACGGGAGGAGTTCGCCGACATGCCCAACCCGATCATGGCGGAGATCGTGGAGTTGGCGCGGCTGGCGATCGCGGAGCCGGGCACCGCGTCCGCTGTGATCCCGCTGCTGATGCAGATGCCCGGTGAGTGGATCAAGACGGTCGCTGATTCGCACCTGGACTTCACGCTCAAGATCGACGAGAAGATCATTGAGAAGCGGGACAGTGCGATCAAGCGGCTGGCCACCCAGGTGAACATCCCGGCCGAAGTGCTGCTCGGAATGGGTGACGTGAACCACTGGGGTGCCTGGCAGATCGAGGAAGGCGCTCTGAAGACCACGATCGCCCCGGACGCCGAACTCATCGCGAACGCGGTCACCACGGCCTATCTCCAGCCCCGGCTGGCAGCGGGCGGGGAGCAGGACACGGGCCGGTTCGTGGTCTGGTACGACATGTCCGAGCTGACCATGCGCCCGGACCGCAGCGACGACGCGGTGCTGCTGTACGACCGGCAGGAGCTGTCCGGTGACGCACTGCGCCGGGAGACCGGGTTCGACGAAGCGGACAAGCCGACCGGCGCGGACCTGCTGGACCAGGCGCTGAAGCTGGTCCTGCGTACGCTCCCGGACGCCGCCCTGACCGCGCTGCGGGAACTGACCGGGGCAACGCTGGAGACTCCTTCCGTGGCCGCGTCCCCGGCGCCGGAGCCAGCACCGGAAGCCGCACCGGTTCCCGTGCCCGTTACCGGACCGCCCAACGGGAACGAAGCGGCCCCGGTGCCCGACGTGGGGCTGGCTGCGCAAGCTCGCGCAGAGCGGCTCATCCGGCAGGCTCGTGCTGTGCACGCGGTCCGGTTCGGGATGGCCGGGTGGGAGCTGCTGCACCCGGCCGCGTGCGACCAGCACACGTACTCCTGCCCGTTCACCCAGGGCGCGCTGTCCCTGAAGTCCATGGCCTACCCCGGGACGCCGGGGCTGTACGAATGCACCCTGGACGCGTTCGGCCGGTTCCGGGTCGGTGACCGGGCCCCGCACAAGGATGTGTCCGGTCACAGGGTCACCCGGAGCGTGACCCTGTGACGCCGCTCCCGTTCCACCTCCGGGGCCGGCACGTGCAGCACGCGCACGGCCACCGCACGGTGGAGCTGGCGGACGGGGAGCACCTGGGCTGCGGGAGGATCGCGCTCATGCCGACCGAGGCGGACGCCAAGCGGCTCAAGCTGGCCGGGGGCGAGAGCGCGGCCGATCTGCACGTGACGTTGTTCTTCCTGGGCTGCGACATGGAGCAGTTCGCTCAGGACGACCGGGTCTCACTGACCAACCGGGTCATGGACGCGATGACCGAGGCTGGGCCGACCACGGTGACCGGGAACGTCTTCGGCGTCAGCCACTGGAACGGCAACGGTGAAGACCCGTGCTGGGTGCTGACGGTCGGGGACGCACCGGCTGAGACCCGGGGCGAGACCGGATCGAAGCTGGAGACGGTACGGGAACTGATCGGTTCCGCCCTGGACCTGAGCCAGTTCCCGGAACCGCACAGTCCATTTGCACCCCATATCCGTATGGCGTACACCTCGGACCTGTCCCTGGCCAAGGAACTCCAGAAGAGGCTGGGCCCGGTGGAGTTCGACCGGGTCCGGGTCGCCTTCGGCTCCGACTACACGGACATCCCGCTGTCCGGTGCGCTGACCGCTGCCGCGGCCCCGCTGCGCCGTAACCTCACCTCCACAGAGCTGGCCGCTCACACCGACTTCGAGCGGATGCAGTCCACCTGGGAATCGGCCGTGGACGCGGTGCTGAAGGATCTGGAGCCGGTGTTCAAGGCCCAGCAGGCGGACATCGTGGGGCAGGTGTCCGTCGCCGCGAAGGCGGACGACCTGAGCGCCCTGGACTCCGTCACGGTGGACGAACAGGCCGCGTACGAGGTGCTGGC